TCATGCAATCACGGTTCAAATTCTTCTTAAATATTATTTATGCAAGCTTTACTACATACTCTATTATAATACATATGTTCAACCTAGGATTGACTTTGTCCTTTATTATTACAATTACTACATGAGTCATTATACTCATATTAAATACAGCCATTTTGATCACTCCACTTTCATAATACCACCGGGTGACCTCCCTGTTGAAAGGTTAGTTTTGGGTGATCCTCAAACGATTATAGTCACATTTAGTTACTGCCAGAATTTGGCACGTCGATGGATTGTTGATGCTGTTAAAAACGTATATTTTGGCAAGCATAAAATGCGCTTTGCCCAGGCTGATTTGCATGGTGATTTTGATAGTCGCAATACGACTTTACACCTTGCCACTTATTTGGACGCTGCTTTGATGATACGAGGGTATTTAGAATCTGCTTATCGAAACTTCCGCTGTAAACAACTTGGACGAAAAGTTAATCATGAACAGCGTTTATTTTTATTCGGTAAATATGTCATGCCTAAGGTTATGGGACAACTCATGGCTAAAAATGAATACAAACTCAACAAGAATAATATTGACCAGTATGCAGCAGCTATCATCCAGGATTTTCTTATAAGAACTGGTCGCGGGCGATGTGCTTATGATTTAGTGAATAATCTTGATATGAATATCATTGAAGAAGTCAACAATGAATTCAAACATTTTTGTCGCACAGTCCGCTGTTATGGGGAATTACTATATTCTGCTTGCCATTTTCAGGAATCCAGTGTGGGTGTAGGTCTGGTAGGTGGTACCTCAGACCTATGAAAATTCAATCATTTTTGAACATGGGGCGTGTTGAGGCTTTTTTGCCAATACGTCCCTTGCCTAGGAACACAGTACCTTTCACTGCCTTCAGAAACCAAGTGACTCTGGAACCTGCTGCCATGAGCTTGGTAGGATCTACTCTGGGGGTACCCTGGGCATCAAATACTCATGATGTTGAAGAAATTAACATCAGTTATCGAAAACGCATCAACCCAATTATGCCACTGGCTTCTCCTGAAAAATTACGTCGTCTTAAAATTTTTGTCGCTAATTATTTACGTCAAAACTTTATTCCACTCCCCTACATAGAAGACACACCTCAAAATTGCCTTGACTGGATTGACTCTTGCACCCATTATACCGAAAATCGGAAACAAATATTACGTGAGAATTTGTCTCGAATAGTTGATGTTAATGATCAGCTAATGCCTCTTCAATCCAAACATTTTATGTGTAAATCCTTTATAAAGAGAGAATTGTATGAAGAACCAAAAGCCTGTCGTTTGATTAATTCACGCTCTGACGCTTTTAAAGTGCGGCTTGGTTTTTTCGTTAAGAAAATTGAACATGAAGTTTTTAAAAATCCATCATTTGTCAAAGGCAAAGACATTCGTCTGTTGCCTCATGAACTTATCCGTCTATTAAAATACTCTGACATTCTTGAAACTGATTATTCTAGCTTTGAATCTTCTTTTCCATTAAACTATTGTGAGGCTGTTGAATTGCAAATGTTTGATTTTTTTTTGCAAAACAATCCAGCACCGTTATTAGAGATCAG